GCTTTAGCAATCAGTAAGGCATACGAAACAGGCAAGGCAGATAATTATCGGGCTTATGTTGAACAGTATGCCCAAGACAATGGAATTGATATTTCTGGTATGAAGCAACCAGTTCTAACTAGAAAGCGATTATCTGATACGGATCGTGCTGAATTTGCACGTGTAGCCAATCAACCTGATGTTGCAGGATATAGTGCAACTGAGCGTGCACGAAATACTAATTTGCCCGATACAGGTTTACTCAAAATCAATCATGACGGTAGTATTAACCTTGATCAGTCAAATGACTTTGTAAAACAATTTCTTCAAAGTATTCCTGATGCGGAACGTGGGTCGTTAATCACTAAAGATGGTTATCAATTAAGTCAAGATGGCAAGCGTCTTATTGAATCTACAATCATGCAAAATACTTATGATGACTCCAATCTTGTAACTCGACTGTCTGAAAATCTTGATGATGAAAGCAAAAATGTGCTGAACGCTCTTATGCGTGTTGCTCCACAGCTTTTGCAATTGGGTGATTTGGTTAAACAAGGTGGACGACATACTAACGATATCGCTAAAGATTTAGCTCAAGCGGCGCAAAAACTTAGCGATTTAAAAGCCAGCGGCGTGAAGGTTGATGATTACTTAAACCAAGGTCAGCTCATTGATGATGGACTTTCACCTGGTGCGCGAGAATTCCTTAATGTCTTTGACCAAAATAAACGCAGTACAAAAGCAATATCAGATTATGTGCAATCTAAAATTGATGAAGTTGAGGCAAAAGGCGACCCGCGACAAGGATCGTTGTTTGGTGATACACCAGAGCAAATTACTGCAATGCAGATTTTAAGAGACAATCCAGATATGGATATAGCAACATTCATTGAAGATCCGGCAGGCAATGAAATATCAGCTACAACCAAAGCTTCAAATGTATTAGAGCAACTAAAAAAAGAAACTGAATTAGCAGACATGGACATTGTTGCATCACAAGCCGCAATTAACTGTTTCCTGCAGTACGGGACATAATTAAGCACACAACAAACCGCAGCATAATTAATGCTCAGATGACTAAAATTATCTGGGCATTTTTTTATGAAAGACCAATGCAAAGCAGCCGTAGCTAAAGCACTCGGAAAGCCATCACTCAATCAGCAAGAAGCTACCAAAATCGATCAGCGTGTAACAAAGGCAATGCAAAATCTTGCAAGTCAGGATCGGGATAAGTGGCGCAATATGAGTCAAATAGATAAGTTGACAGCGGCAAGTGAGCAAGTCGCTAAAGATATTCAAAGTGACCTAGCACGCAAAAAGCAGATTCTAGCCAAAGATATTATTAAACGAAGTCAAGGTTTAGAAATCATAAAGACTCCTGGGCTTGCTGCAAATCAAAATTTAGATCGAATGATTGCTCATAATGGTGATATGTCTGGCATCACGTCTTTGAACTCAGAGTACAAAGTGATTGCCAATGAAACAAAGCGCCATATGTGGAATTTCTACACAAAAATTAAAGGTGCATTAGGGATTTGGACTGACAACAATTTGATGAAAGACGTGGCCCGTGAACGTTTTGGAGAAGATACGGGTAACAGTGTTGCAAAACAAATAGCAACTGAACTTGGAAAAATGTATGACGATCTGCGTGTACGGTTTAATGCCGCTGGTGGTGATATTGGCGATTTGGGGGATGATTTTGGATTTAATACTATTTGGGAGGGTGACAAGTTAAAAGATGCTGGTATGCAGCAATGGCTGGATGATGCTCTTAAAAATATTGACCGCTCTAAATATGTAGATATTGATGGTAATCCATTAACTAATGATCAGATCAAGGAGATGATTAGTTACTCATTTGAATCAATTACGACAGATGGCTTAAATAAGCTAAATGTTGGTGAAGTTGTGCAAGGTGGTGGAAAGGTTACAAATCGAATGAGTCAGGCTCGTGTGCTGCACTGGAAAAATGCAGATGCGTGGCTTGAGATGCAACAAAAATATGGTGCGATTCCATTCGTTGATTTAATTGATTCTCACATTGATACCATGGCTAAAAATATTGCATTAGTTGAAAAGTTCGGAAGTAATCCAAACCGCGCTTTTGAAATTTTAGCGCAAGAAGCTAAACGAATTGATGGTGAAAATGGGATTAAAACGAATGCGCTAACTGATGGTATAAGACGTGCAACCACAATGTACGATGTATTTGCTAATCGTGAAATGAATCATGGTATCGAAGCACTAAATTCGTTTGGGGTGGCTTACCGTGCTTGGAATGTCTCCACTATGCTTGGTTCTGCTCTGCTGGCATCCCTTTCAGATATTGCGCCGATGATCAAACTTGCACGTATGCATAATCTTTCTGTTGCTAAATTAATGGGAAATTTGGCTGGTGAGCTAAATCCATTTAATCCCAAGGATAGAGAGTTATCATTCAGCATGGGTATTGCAGTAGATGAGATAACCTCCTCCCTTGGACGATTTGCGGCAGAAGATCTTACAAGTGTTTACGATCGCGCCAGTCAAGTAGCACGTGTTTCTAATACAGCCTCATCAACTATCATGCGTGCCTCACTTCTTAATGCTTGGACACGTGCGACCAAAGCTGCATGGTCGAAAACCTTAATGAATAAATACGCCAATTTGCCCAAAGAAAAAAAATGGGGGCAACTAGATGCCGAAGATCAGGGTTTTTTAAAAGCGGTTGGTTTGGATGAACGCACTTGGGAGGTAATGAGCTTAGCAGAGCCTATGAAGGATGGGGCAGGTAATCCATTGATGACGACCCAATCAATATTAAACATCCCAGATGAACAACTAAATCACTTGGGTAATCCAATAGAAGTAAAAAACCAAGCAGTTAAAAAATACTTCTCCCATGTTTTAGATGAACAAGGAATGGCAGTAATTGAATCTGGATTACGTGAGCGCACAAGACTGTATGGCAAAACTCATGGCGGTGAAATTTTAGGTTTTTTTGGACGCGGAATGATGCAGTTTAAATCGTTCCCTGTAACCTTCCTTATGCGGCATGGGACACGTGCGTTGCGTGATGGAGCACTTTCACCAACACCATATACTTATATGATTCCTCTTGCCCTTGGTATGAGCGCTATGGGAGCTTTATCTTTGCAGTTGGGTGAAATAGCAAATGGTAATAATCCTTTACCTATGTGGGATGATGATGAACCTGATGTTGCTTTAAGTTTCATGACGAAGGCTATGATGAAAGGCGGCGGTATGACCTTACTAGGGGATATTGTTGCTGCTGGTGCAGATACATCTGGTCGTGATGGGAGAGATTTTTTATTGGGCCCGATGGGCGGAGATATTATTAAACTAGCTCAGCTCACAAGTGGAACAGCCAATCAGATTTTGAATGGCAAGGATGTCACAAGCAAAACCAACCAAATGTATATGTTGGCAAAATCAAAAATACCCGGTCAAAATCTTTGGTATACAAAAACCGCCATGAACCGCTTAATGTTTGATGATATTCAAAATATGATTGCACCGGACTTCCAACAAAAGTATAAAAGGAAAATGCAAAAGCAAGGCCGTAGTCAATGGTGGGAAAGTGGCGAGGGTCTTGATGGTTTGAATCCAATTGATTTTGAAAAGGCTATTCAATAAATATGAAAAAGTTATTTGGCTCTTTATGTGTTGTTATATTGCTTACTGGTTGCGCCACACTAGACAATGGAAACAAAAGTCGTATTCAAATTTTACAGAGTAATAGTGCACTAATTAACGGGTGTCAAAAGCTTGGTCCAATTCATGTTGACATTCAATCCATGAGCTTTAACAAAGCATCAAGTGAGGAATTGGTAAAACAAGCATCCAGTTATGGCGCGGATACTGTTGCTATTATTAATCGTCAGAACCTGCCATTAGGACACGTGATTATTGATGCCACAGCTTTGAAGTGCTACAGCTAAATATTCACCCAACAAACAACAATTCATCCCCCTGTATATATCACTTATACAGGGGGATTTTTTTATGCGTGATGATCAAGTAGAACGAATTAAACTGCTTTCAGAGGAAATAGCAGATGACATGGTGAAAACTGCTGTCATGGCAATGGGTATTGGTCTTGGATCAAATCAGGAGCGCGGTAATAAGGGGTTTATGTATAAGATCGTTAAGGATCAGGCGGGTGTCATGGCTACGCTTCAGCGGATTTTGGACATTAAATCAGGAGCAATTCCACCAATTAGTGCAACAAAAGCAACTCAGGAAAAGCACGAACAAAATTTAATTAAAAAAGCAGAAGCTGATGCCGCGAAACTTAAACAGCGTATGAGCTAATGACTAAACCGAAGATCAGCTTTTTAGCGTTCTTCCTACTTTGGGCTGAGCTACAGGGTTGGAAGATACCCACTTTTCATATTCAAGTCTGTATTTTCCTTGAGGAGTTTTATCTCAATGGGCGTACAGGCTTGCTCATGCTTCCGCGTGGACACTCCAAATCGTCCATATTGGACGTATTTAATGCGTGGGTGATTTACTGCTGGCCTAGCACTCAAATCTTGCATCAAGGCACTACGGATGCGGATGCTTATAAGTGTTCAAAAGGTACACGTGATGTTCTTGAGAGACATCCTTTGTGTACTGGTAATCCTAATGTGGCTATTCGCCAAGGTGAAATTGAACGTTGGTTTGTAGAAGGCACACCAGACGTTCGTTACGGCACTATGCTGGCAAAAGGCATCTTGTCAGGTGTCACAGGGCATCGTGCGCACTTTATCCAAAACGATGACGTTGAGACACCGCAGACCACAGCAAACCCTGAGCAAAGAGAGAAGCTACCTAAAAAGCTATCTGAACAAACGCACATTGCTATCCCAGGTGCAAAACGGCTTTGGATAGGTACACCGCACACCCATGATTCACTCTATGAAAAAATCAAGAAGCAGCGAAAAGTCAGTAAGCTGATTCTTAAAATGTTTGAAAACGAAAAACGTGTTGAGGACAGCGTCAAAGGTCAAAAGGTACTACTTGATTTTGAACCGATACATGCTTTCTCAGGCATTGGTGTAGGTGCGAAATACCTAAGAAAAGGTGAAAACTACGAATGTAGAAAATTAAAGAACGCTTGGGAAGTAACGTTTTTAGAATCAAATTACATCGTCGATTTTTATTCTAAGGGAATTTGGGAGGAGCGTTTTACACCTGAAGAAATGGAATTTCGCCGTGAGGAATGTAAAACCCTGAATGAATGGGATTCACAGTATCAGATGCATGCCAAGCCAATTGGTGATGTTCGTCTTGATCCTGACAAAATCCTTGCCTATGACTGTGAGCCAGTTTTGAGACGTTCGAATGGTCAATATCTCATGATGCTAGGGGAGCGCCGTATCGTGGGTATGTCAGCGAAATGGGACCCATCTAGCGGCAAGCTTAAATCTGATATTTCATCTGTAGCTTTATTCTTACATGACGATTTAGGTACGAAGTATTGGCATCGATCAATTGCTTTAACTGGTCCCGATATTATTACCAACGATGATGGTGAAATTGTTGGTGGGCAAGTTTGGCAACTTTGTGATCTTGTTGAAAAATACTATGTTCCTAAAATCGTGATTGAAACCAACGGTATTGGTGGCTTTGCTGGATCTTCACTCAAGGCAGCTTTGAAGAAGAGAAAGCTACGTTGTGGTGTGGAAGAGCGACACGAAAAACTAAATAAAAACAAAAAAATTCTTGATGCGTTTGAAGGACCATTAATGTCTGGGCTTTTGTGGGCTCATATCTCCGTATTGGTTAATTCTGGTGTGAACGGTGATGAAGAAGATTCTGCCACAGCGAAACAAATGCGGGAATGGAGCCCTGCTGTTTCAAGTCAACCTGATGACTATTTAGACTCAGCAGCAGGTGCGATTACTGATCAGCCTGAACGTGTCGGAAAAATACACAGAACTAATGAAGTGAATGAGCGTCCTAATTGGAGAACAGACGGTGGTGTTGCAGAAGCCACCTTAGATTTTAACGATTAGGGGGCAACTATGGCAGTCCAAGAACAAACGCCATATATCGAACACGTTGCAAATGGAGTTACAACGTCCTTTGCTTTGGAGTTTGAATGCAAAGATAAAGAGCATTTGATTGTATTAGTGGATAATGTAGAACCCAATGTGGGTACATGGTCCTTAGCTAATGGTTCCGTTGTATTTGGGACAGCACCAGCAGATGGGAAAATCATTTCGATTCAGCGCAATACGCCATTCCGACGTGATACAAACTTTCAAAGTTATGACAACTCACTGCGTCCTGCCACAATTAATAAAGATTTCGATTGGATCTGGTACAAGTTACAAGAACTTGGCGTAGCCGACTGGATTCTAGGCAATCGAATTGATGCACTAAAAAACTATGTAGATGATCGTGACGATGAGTTACGAGCATACCTGATGGAAGAGATCCGCAAGCAAGGTGTAGCGCTTGATCAGCTAGAGGACTATTACAATTATTTAATGGAGCGCCTTGCCCAAATTGCTGTAGATAAGGGTTGGGATTCTTCTTTTGTTGTCCACAAAGGTCAGACGCAGTTTGAGATTAATGAGGAGCAAAAACAGATTAATAATGGTCTGTTAATGCCGGTTAACACACCTCGTGCCCCAAGCATTAATCGCGCCCTTTATAATCATGTTGTCGAACAGGTGAACGTCAAAGACTACGGCGCAATCGGTGACGGTACCCTGCACACAGTTCAGGAGTGGATTGATTCAGGTAAGTTTAGCAGTCTGGCCGATATTCAAGTCGAATACCCGCATGTGACTTCATTGGCTGACTCTGTAGACTGGGCAGCGATGCAGCTATGTATCAAAATGCGTAAAAATATTTATGCTCCAGGTGACACAGGTTCGTATGTGTTTGGGCCAAATACTGTACACACCCCTCACAGTGGTAGTCCTAACCGCGTAGATAGCGGTGCATACATTTATGGTGATAGGGGTAAATCTGTCTTTACTCGCGACGAGGTTGGCGAAGTTTCGACACGAATACTGAAACTAGACGGCACTTTAGATATTGCTGCAAGTGATGACATAAACAACAACGAAGCTGTTTTTTCATTGCATGGAAGCTATTATAAATTCTCTGACATTGCTATCCATCACTCAAAAGTAGGTATCTTTATGGGTCAGGACATGACCCAAGCAGAGAAATCCGCTTGCTATAAAAATATTATACGTGATGTTGAGTTTCGTAGATGTTCACAACCTATAATTATGAGTTCCGCTTATGGTAATCATTATAACGACATTTCAAACATTCATTTTATTGAGTGCCAGATTGATTGTGAAATGAGAAATGGTAAGCATGACATTGTAACTATTGCAAATAATAACCGGAACTATTTTACAAATATCAGGTCAAATCGTTCAATTGTTGGATTGCTTTGTACATCCGGCGATACAAATCGTATGACATCGTGGGATGGAGAAGGCTGTGGAGCCTCTCCCACAAATAACCCTTACCCACTACCGTTAGGTCTGCCTAAATTATCAGATGGTATTACACAGATTACAAACGGGGTTCATATTCTCACTGGGCAAGGACAGTTAAACAAATTCCTTAACTGTCAAATGGAAGCTTGTGACATTGAGTTATACAACAACCATTATCGGAACAGCTTTGTTAATTGTGGCTATCATGAGGCTGTTGCGAACGGTACTCAGGTCTACAACCTGCAGGAGCCTGGATTATTTATTTCACACAATTCTTTCTTCACATCGATCTTTTGCCACCTATCGAACCTAAATTCTAATGCGTTCCCGAACGTAACTGAGCTTGGTCTTTATGTTCGTGGTAACTCATTCAGAAACAACACTGGTATCGAAAAGTTAAAAGCAACCACTACATCCAAAAACTACTCAGAATGTCGGGTTTTTGATTTAGGTACAGCGGCCTCAGGATCAACTAAAACCGTTACGATCTGGCGTGATGTAGATCCGTCTTCTAGCGCAAACATCAAAGTTAAGATCAGCGCGTTATCTACAGCCAATAACTTGTCATTTGCGAACGAAATGGCTGTGAGTGCATACCGGTCAAGCACTAGATCGCTAACACGCTATTTTATGCAAGAACTGTATAAACTAAGAGCAACCGGCCAAGGTATAGGAGATTCAACTAGTGTAATTGTTCCCACAATTGCTAACGGCGGAAGCTCTTCACGTGAGCTAGTTCTCACTCTTACAATGCCAGCCTATGCGATGGACAGCGTGTTTGTAGAAGTTGAACTGTGTGTTGGTGCTACGTGACACATAAATCATTTATCACCCAACAAACCACTACCAACCCTGATCTTTAATAAAGATCAGGGTTTTTTATTACCAAAAATAAGGAGGGAGCATGGCAGATCATGCACAAACAGCAATTGAAGCAAGTGCAGCAATCACAAGTGCTTCTTCAAAAACTGCAGTCGCTGGGGGTGGGGTGTCATTTGTTGGATGGTTAGCTGGTCTCGATCCAATGACGGTTCTTGGTGTTTGCATTGGTTTAGGTGGCTTATTAGTTAGTTTTTTAAGTTTCTTAATTAACTGGCATTACAAGAAAAAAGAAGATCAGCGTGCTGATGAACTCCATCAAATTGCGCTACGAAAAGCGAATGGTGAATGTAATGTCGAATAAAACCAAGATAGCTGTAACCATGGCAACCGTAATTAGCCTTGGTGGTCTTGCGTGGACACAAAGCCGTGAAGGTACTGTTCTTAAGCCCTATTACGATAGTGTCAAAGTAGCAACTATTGGCACTGGCACAACAGTCTATCCAAACGGCCAAACTGTAAAAATCACTGATCCATCAATTACCAAGAAACAAGCAGCTGAATATCTACAATTCCACATGAACAAGGATGCCAAGATTTTCAATAAAACGCTTATTGGTATTCCTCTTTCTCAAACTGAGTATGACTTGTATATGGATTTCACATACCAGTTTGGTACGGGTGCATGGTCGCAGTCTTCAATGCTACGAAATTTGAAATCACGCAACTACGTGCAAGCCTGTAAGTCGTTATTGAAGTGGAAGTATGCAGCAAAGCGCGATTGTTCAATCCGTTCAAATAATTGCTATGGCGTTTGGACACGACAACGAGCGCGCTATGAAAAATGCATAGGAGAAAACTAGATGACATTTCTTTTGCTGATATGGAATAACAAGCGCTGGACTTTAATCATTGTGCTTTTGATTTATGCAGTTTTTCAGACTTGGCAATCCAATTCACTGGCAGGTGATCTCAACAAGGCCAATGCTAATTGTAAAACTAAGGTACAGCAAGAAGTCGATAAGGCTATTAAGCCTTATAAGGATGCAGAACAAGAAGCACAAGAACGAGCACAGAAAGCAGGTGAGGACTATGAACAAACCAAAGAAACCGAACGAGTCAAAACAGAAACGATTACACGTGAAGTGCAAAAGATCATTGAGCGTCCTGTTTATCTCAACAATTGTTTCGATGATGCTGGGGTGTCAGCAGTCAATGCCGCTGGTAATACCGCCGAACCTGAAAGCGCGGTGCCCTGATTTGCAAACACTTGAATCGGGGCAAGGTAAAGATATTCTGCCCATTATGATTGATGATCGCCGCAAGTATGTGAACTGTCAGCAACGGCATGCTGCAGTGATTTCGATAGTAGAAAAAAAGCCCTCTAAGTGAGGGTTTTT